CGGGCGGCTGCGCAAGAGGTGCGGTGAGCTCGTGCAGGGGTTGCTGGACCGGGCGGTCGCCGAGCTCGGCGGGGGCCGCTGATGGCCCTTGGCGCCTCCGCGATCCTGTCCGCGGTCGAGAGCCACGCCCTGGCGCTCGGCCACTTCGACCGCGTCAACCGCCACGAGCCCAAATCGGCGCCCGGCAACGGCGTCAGCGCCGCCATCTGGGTGCAGAACCTCCGCCCGGTCGCTGCCGCCTCCGGGCTGGCCGCCACCAGCGCTCGGCTGGAGCTCAGCGTCCGGGTGTACCTGAACATGCTCCAGGAGCCGCAGGACGCCATCGACACCAACATCATGACGGCGGTCGACGCGCTGATGGCGGCCTACTCCAGCGACTTCGACCTCGGCGGGCTGGTCCGTAACGTCGACCTGCTCGGCGCCCACGGCGACCCGCTGCAGGCCGACGCCGGCTACCTCGAGCAGGACCGCAAGCTGTACCGCGTCGTGGTGATCACCCTCCCCCTGATCGTGTCCGACCTGTGGGCGCAGGCCCCGTAGGAGACAGCGATGGCTGAGCAACCCGTGGTGGTGGCCACCCCGACCGTGCTGGATGGGACGGTGGTCCGCTGGTACCGGTCCATGGCCGCCTACGCGCACCACCAGCCGTCGGTGAGCGCGTCCCGCGCCCGGGTGAGCGTCCACGACGACGAGTACCAGACGCTGCCGCCGGAGTGGGTCGCGCTGGCCACCGACGTGCACCGCCGGCTGGCCCGCGACCCCCGCGCAGGCGTCTCCCATGTGGTGACCCACCAGCACCGCCGGGCGCTCGGCGACCAGCTCACCCCCATCCAGGCGGAGGCGTAGGCCATGGCGCTACTGACGTCGCCTCCGGGTGTCCCATCCTCCGGGGTCGCGACGGTTGGCGTTCTGCTCCTCGCGGGTCGCCCAGCGGCAGTTGCCCGGCTCGTAGTTGCCATCGCCATCGATGCGATCAAGCGAGTGGTCAAGACTCGGACGTGGTCCCATGTCGGCCAGGAAGTTCTCGAAAGACCGCCAGCGGTCGCAGACGGCGATGCCGCGGCCGCCGTAGCGGGGCCAGCTCGCGTTGCCCGGCGAGGTGCAGCGGCTCCACATCGACCAGAACGTCACGTGCGTGGGCGTTCCGGTCATGCCGTGCGTGGTGGCCATCTCGCTCAGCAATTGTTTCGTGGCCTCGGTGTGCCTGCCGGTGAACCCGGCGCCGCCCTTCTGAAACTGCCCGGCGTTGCGCAGCTCGTGCTTGGCGCATGTGCAGCCCGGCAGGCAGGCCAGGGCTGCGCGGTGCTCAGCGGACAGCGGCCGGCCGCGCTTTGCCTCGCTTATCCGCCTGCGGTGCTGGTCGGTCACGGCATGGCGGGCGCACGCACACCCAGGCGGGCAGGCCGTGCCGATCTTCTGGTGCCGCTTGCAGGTGCAGCCCGGGACGCATCTGGCCATACGCAAAGTATAGCTGGTCCCCGAGACTGTCTAGAAAGGGGCTGCTAAGGGTGCCTAAGAGTACGGGCCTCGGGGACAACTGCTACGTCGACGGGTTCGACCTGTCCGGCGACGTGGGCGCCATCGACACCATCGGCGGCGGGCCGGCGGCGCTCGGCGTGACCGCGATCGACAAGAGCGCCATGGAGCGCCTGGGCGGCCTGCGCGACGGCGGCCTAGAGTTCACCAGCTTCTTCAACCCCTCCGCCCTCCAGGAGCACGCCGCGCTGAAGGGGCTGCCGACCACCGACCGGATCGTGAGCTACTTCCGCGGCACCACCCTCGGCGGGGAAGCCGCCAGCCTGGTCGCCAAGCAGATCAACTACGACGGCACCCGCGGCGAGGACGGCTCGCTGACGTTCAAGGTGCAGGCCCTGGCCAACGGGTTCGGGCTGGAGTGGGGCCGGTCGCTGACGGCCGGCAAGCGTACCGACGGGGCGCCGACCAACGGCGCCAGCGTCGACCACACCGACGTGTCGACGGCGTTCGGGTGGCAGGCGTTCCTGCACGTGTTCGCGTTCACCGGGACCAGCGTGACGGTGACCCTGCAGGACTCCGCCGACGACGCCGCCTTCGCCAACCTCACCGGTGGGGCGTTCACCGCGGCGACGGGGCAGACCAGCCAGCGGCTGGAGGGCGGCCGCACGGCGACGGTGCGGCGCTACCTGCGGGCGATCACCTCCGGCACCTTCAGCAACGCCGTCTTCGCCGTGGTCTTCACCCGCAACCTGACGGCGGTGGCCTACTGATGGCGCTGCACCGGGTGGAGCCCGCCCTGCCCGCCACGGCGATGCAGACCTACGCGGCGCTGGCGCCGCTGGCCACCCACTGGCGGCCGGGGACCTGCGAGGAGGCCGAGTGCACCTACCAGGCGGGCGGGTGGGTGACGAAGGTCGACGAGGCCACCGAGCTGGGCCAGCGGCAGGCGCACTACATCCGCCGCGAGGCCGGCCGGCGGTTCACCTCCCACCGCGAGGCCGAGCTGACAGTGTTCATCTTCGAGCCCGGCCAGACCTGCTTCCAGGCCCACCAGGTGCCGCTGGAGCGCGACCCGCTGTTGGTGGTCCGCGGCGGCGACTGGCGCGGCGACCCCCGCGGCCACCCGGCTCGGGTCCACATCCGGCCCGAGGACTGGATCGACGACATGCAGACCAGCCTGGACGCGACTAGGAGAAGGGTGGAGGGCTGATGGAGTACCCACGGCTCGGCGTCAAGATCGGCGACCGGATCACGCTGGACCTCGTCAACGGGCTCAGCGGCATCAGCGGCGAGGTCGCCGAGGTGGTCGAGGAACCCGACGGCGGCGTCCGCCAGCTCGCCATCCGCGACGACCCCGCGCGGCCCGACCCGCTGTGGATTCGTGGTGACCTCATCGCGATCTGGCGGCTCGGCGAGGCCGTGATCAAGCGCTCGGCCGTACCAGGGCTCCAGGTCCCATACGCCGTGCCGGACGGGATGCAGCGGCGGTAGACAAGGAGGCAAGGCATGGCCAAGAGCACCGGCCTGGCGATCACCACGCTGAGCGTGGACGACTCGGGCGGCACCGCCCGCGACATCCGCAACGACATCACCAACTGGGAGCTGTCGACCCCCCGGGAGGAGCAGGACGTCACCGGCATCGACAAGTCGGCCAAGGAGCGGCTGCTGCTGCTGGCGGACTTCTCGATCGGCCTCAACGGGGTGTTCAACCCCGCCGCGACCACCAGCTCGCACGCGGTGTTCCGGACCGTGCCGTCGACGTCGGTGGCGCGAACCGTGACGCTGGTCGTCGCCGCGCAGACCCTCCCCAACGAGGTGCTGTTCACCGACTACCAGCTCACCCGCGCCGAGAACGGCGCGCTCACCTGGCAGGCGCCGGGCGTCCTGGCGGACGGAACCGTCCCAACATGGGCATAACGGACATTCGGGTATGAGCGGCTACGTCCGCAAGCGGCGGGTCTACCGGCTCCGGTTCGAGGACGAGGAACTGGAGGGCCTGGTCGTCAAGGTCCGCTCGACCAGCGTCGGCGGGCTGCTGGAGTTCATGGGCTTCCTGGCCATGGGCACCGACGACGAGCCCACCGCCGAGGACGTGGCCAAGGTCACCGCGCTGTTCGAGGGCTTCGCCGAGGTCCTGGTCGAGTGGAACGTCGAGGGCGAGGACGGCCAGCCGGTGCCGGCGACCCTGGAGGGCGTGCGCACCCAAGATGCCGACTTCGTCATGGACATCATGCGGGTGTGGTTCCAGGCGGTGACGCAGCCGCCTGCCCCTTTACCAGCGACATCATCCGCTGGCGGGCCGTCGGCGGTGCCACCGCTCCCGATGGAACCGTTGTCGCCGAGCCGGGCGAGCTAGTCATGGCGCGGCTCATCCTCCGCACCTGCGAGCGGTTCGGCTGCCTCCCGAGCCAACTGCTCGAGGAGGACGCCGAGCTGCTGCGGCTGCTGAACATCGAGGCGCTCGGCGCCCCGCCCGAGGGGGTGCCCGGCCTTGGCTAGCAACGAAGTCGAGATCGTCGTAAAAACGGAAGACCAGGCGACCGGCCCCAGCAGGCGCATCGTCCGCGACATGGGCGCCGCCGGCGACAAGGCCGGCCGCGGGTTCTCCAAGCGCCTCCACGGCGGCATCTCCGCCGGGTTCGGCCCGATCCGCGGCATGGTGCACGGCTTCGGCGCCAAGCTGGCGCCGCTGCTCGCCGGTGTCGGCGTGGTCGCCGGCGCCAAGGCGATGCGGGAGCTCGGGTTCCGCATCCAGGACCTCGACAAGAAGGCCCGCATGGTGTTCGCGGGCCAGTTACCGCTGGTGCGCCGGTGGGCGGACGCCAACAAGCGCGCCTTCGGCCTCAGCCGCCGCGAGACCGTCGGGCTGGCCGCCAGCTTCGCCGACCTGCTCATCCCCATGGGGTTCACCCGGTCCGAGGCCGCGAAGATGTCCACCGACGTGGTCGGCCTGGCCGGCGCGCTCAGCAAGTGGACCGGCGGCACCAAGTCGGTCGACGAGGTCTCCAGGTCGCTCAGCAAGGCGATGCTGGGCGAACGCGAGGAGCTCAAGGAGCTCGGCATCTCGATCACCGAGGCCGAGGTACAGGGGCGGCTGCTGGAGAAGGGCCAGCAGGACCTGACCGGCACCGCGCTCCAGCAGGCCGAGGCGATCGCCACCCAAGAGCTGATCATGGAGAAGTCCAAGGACGCCCAGGCGGCATGGGCCAAGGGCGGCAAGGAGGCATCCGAGGCGCAGAAGGGCCTGTCATCGATGATCTCCGAGGTCAGGGAGAAGCTCGCGACCGCGCTGACCCCGGCGATTCAGGCGCTGGTCGGGTGGGTTCAGGAGCGGCTTCCTGGGGCGATCGCCGGGGCGGAGGAGAAACTGCGTTCCCTGCGCGACTGGTTCGACCGCAACAAAGAGAGCATCAGGCTGCTCGGCCAGGTGCTGGGCAGCATCTTCATCCCCCAGACCGACCGGGCCGCCACCAGCTCTATGACGCTGGCAGACGTGCTGTCGTTCCTGCTCGGCGTGATCCTGCACGCGGTCAAGGTCTGGCTGGCGCTGGAGACCGTCATCAACGCCAACATCTCGATCCTGGCGTCCTTCATCACCGCCGGCGGCCACGCCATCAACGTCGTCGACCGACTGTCCGGCGGGACCGGCCACGCCGGGGATGCCATGGTCGCGTTCGGCCGCGACCTCAAGGAGACGGCCCGCAGGGAGCTGCAGGCCATCCAGCGCGACGCCCGCAACGCCCAGGCCGCGATCGACCGGATGCACGGC